ATAGTGCCGGAGTTGCTGGACTATCTTTAACCATTCGTTCGGATGAAAAAGTGTTCGTGAACGGACCTTTTATTATGGGATTTACCACATCTTTTCGTATGGGTCAATTACTCAGATATAAATTTGATCCTCCCAAACAGACCGTAAACGTTGATGATATGAAGTATATGGTCACTGATTTTATTGACGCTGTCAAGAGATGTTTTAATGACAATGGTTTTGGAGACCGTTCTACAGGTGGCACTTTCTTGGTAGGATATAATGGGCAACTATATAGTATTGACAGTGATTTTCAGGTAGGCATCCCTACCGCTGCTTATGATGCTTGTGGCTGTGGGGCAGATATTGCCCTGGGAGCCCTATATGCATCTCAAGGACGCAAACCAGAAGATCGTGTTAAAATCGCTTTAGAAGCCGCCGCCAAGTTTAGTAGTGGAGTTGCCCCTCCATTCGTAATGGTTAAACTGGTTAAAGGCAAGTAAAATTTAACCGCAATACACTTACCCACCCCCAATTTGTACTATTAAACATATCAAATTGGGGTATTACCTTTTTACATTTTATGACACAAAATAGAATTGCAGAACTAACAGATAAAATTGTCAAGGCGAGAGATGATTACTATAATCATCAACCTACCGTTTCGGATAAAGTGTTTGATGCCTGGATCACAGAACTGAAAACATTAGATCCTGGAAATTCCGCTATAACTTCAGTGGGTGCTCCCGTAGCGCCGACTGAATGGCAAAAAGCTAAGCATCAAATCCCAATGGGTTCACTTGATAAAGTCAATTTGCCCATGGAATTGTCATTATGGATTGTACATAATGATATTTCACCGACAAAACCATTATTTGTAGTAGAAAAACTTGACGGTTTGTCTATCGAATTAATCTATGAACAGGGTAGCTTGATTCAAGCTATTACTAGAGGAGATGGATTGGTGGGCGAGGACATTACTGTTAATGTATCTCGTATGGGTGGAGTTATTAAAGAACTTTATAATTTCAAATTAGGAGCTACAGATAATTTTACCGGCTCACTACGTGGTGAAATCATTATGAAGAAGAGCATTCATAAAAAGCACTTTGCCGATAAGGCAAATCCACGTAATGCCGCATCAGGAATCTCTAAAAGATTAGATGGCATTGGATCAGAACATTTGGATATACTTTTTTATCAAGTATTAGGAACCAATGATGCTTTTGCGACTGAAGATGAGCAGTTTGCATGGCTACATGATCATAAGTTTAATACACCAAATCATTGGTTATTTCCAAATGTAGCTAGTGTAAACGCTTTTTGGAGAGAATATCAGGATAAATATCGTGACAAGTTAGACTACGATATTGATGGTTTAGTGGTTCGTATTAATGATTTAGCCATTCAAACAGCTTTAGGCGATCTTAATATGAGACCCAAGGGAGCAATTGCTTTTAAATTCGATAACGAAACTAGAGAGACTACTATTGAAGCTATTGTTTGGCAGGTTGGCAATAGTGGTCGTTTAACTCCGGTGGCAACGGTGTCTCCAGTACCAATTTTGGGTGTAACTGTTACTCGTGCAAGTTTATATAATCTTGCCTATATTGAAGAATTAGGTCTTGATGTTGGCGCAACGGTTCTTGTTTCAAGAGCCAATGACGTCATTCCTCGTGTGGAGGAACTAGTAAAGAGCGCCGGCTCTGTATTTAGGGCACCATCCAAATGTCCTGAATGTGGTGAAACTGTAGAAATGGCGGGTGAAAACCTGTATTGTATGAATACTGCATCTTGCCCTGCACAAGTAGAAGGTAGAATTAGAAACTGGGTTAACGAGCTCAATCTGCTAGAATGGGGCGAAACTTTAATTCATAAATTGACCGAAACAGGATTGGTTACAAATGTAGCTGATTTGTATAGGTTAAATGTCGAAGATTTACTCACCATTGAACGTATGGGAGAGAAATCGGCTAAGAAGTGTCTTGATATTCTATGGTCAAATGCCGACATTCCTTTGGAGGTGTTCTTGGGCGGATTATCAATTCCAATGATTGGTCAAACAACAATCAAATTGATTATGAATGCTGGTTGTGATACTTTGGAAAAGTTTGGGCAATTAAATGCCGAGGCTTTTGCTCAAGTTCCGGGTGTAGGTCCAATTAAAGCTAAATCATTGGCAGATGGCTTAAAAAAACATAGAAATCTAATTTTGAATATCTTGGCTCAAGGAGTTTCGATCAAAAAGAGAACAGTTGGTAAATTAACTGGCAGCAGAATTGCTATTACTGGTAGTACTAAGACTAAACGTGCAGACCTTGAAAAATTTATTGCAGATAATGGAGGAGAATATAAATCCTCTGTTAATAAACAATGTACTCATTTGGTGATCGCAGATGTAAATAGTACTTCTTCTAAAGCAGAAGCTGCCCGCAAATTAGGAATCAAATTAATTGATGAAGAAGGGTTACTTGGTTTGCAATTATGACTGATACAATAATCAATGTGATTTTTAATCAAAAAGAAAAAGATCCTATAGATAAGGAAACTTCTAATCTTTACATTGGAAAAATTATGAAAGATAATATTATCAAATGCGAAGTATTAGAAGTTCATAATACCAATATTCACGTAAAAATATTAGAAATATATTGGGATAGAATGGGTACCTATTTAGATGTAGGCAAAGACTATCCGGTGTATAAGCATTCAAGTTCGAGTGATACTTGGCAAACATGGGAAATTGCTCCTAAACATATGAAAAGAAGTACGTCTCAGGTTCTTTTATATTGGGAAAAGGGTGTTGGCTGGTCTTGGGATTTAGATTTTTGAGGTTTAACAATGGAAGAGCAGAAATCTTTGTACATGTGGTATACAGATACGCACCTAGATAAGGTTAATCCATTTACCAAATGGAGATTTCTCTCTCGCCTCAAAAAGGAAAACCCTAAGGGGATTTTTTTAACTGGAGACATTTCTAATGGCTTGATGACATCTTTAGACCTCAAGATGTTAGCATACTACGTTAAATGTCCAATATATTTTATTCTTGGCAATCATGATTACCATCTTTCTTCTATTGAAGAGACACATTCTAAGATAGAAAATGTTTGCTCAAATCACAATAATTTGATTTGGATGACAGCACAAAAAAATCCAGTTCCATTAAATGAAGAGGTTTGTTTGATTGGAACTGAAGGCTGGTATGATGCTCAGTTAGGAAATCCAAATTATTTGAAATATACAACTGATTGGATCCTAATTGAAGACTTTAGACTATTACCCACTATGTCTGCCCGCATTGAACTATTTAGAGAAATGGCACAACATTCGGTAAGGATTATGAAAGAGAAATTGGAATTAGCTTTAGAGCAAAATTTCAAAACAATTTATTTATTAACCCATTTTCCGCCATGGAAAGAGGCTACCCGTGATGTTGGAACTTTGTTAGAAAAGTTTTGGCTGCCTTATAATGTAAATTTAACTATGGGTCGCAGTATAGAAACAGTCATGAAAAATAAAAGTAAAAGAAATGTTATAGTCCTGGCAGGACACACTCATTCTGATTCTTGGATTCATGTGTCTCATAATATTGAGTGCAAAGTTAATTCAGCTAAATATTATGGTTTTCTCCGAAATGAAGAAAGATTATTTATTTGAGTATTTATGATTGATCCTACCTTTGAAATAGATAAAGAAACATTTGATAAGTGCGTTGCTTTCGCACAAGCCTCGGCAGATTCCAGTGCCGATAAGTATGCACGTCGTAAACAATTTAATCTTGCCAAGATCATGGATGATATTAGAAATGGTAAATTGGCAGAAGAGTTTGTCTACCGGAAACTTGTTCCTCAATTTCCAGATTTATCTCCACCAGATTTCAAAATCTATGAGAAGAAACAAAAAAGTTGGGATCCCGATTTAAAAGAGCCAAAAATTCCTTTGAGAATTGCTGTTAAGTCTCAAGATATTAAATCTGAGATTTTATATGGTCGTTCTTGGGTGTTTCAATATGGAAATGGTGGTAAATTTGATTGTGATACCGGTGTGTTCAAAGATCAAGATGAGAATCATTATGTATGTCTTGTGTCCATGAATATCCCTAAACGTATAGGTGAATTGCGAGCCATTGTAAAAATTAAGTGGCTTCATGAAAATGATTTGTTTAAGCCTATGAAGAGATTAAATTTACAAGGTAATAAATTAGCGATATACTACGAGGATTTAGACAAATTCTCTGATCAATTGTGGCAATTATGAGCTATATATCAGAAAAATGTTTAGGTGAACATATCTATAAAATAGAGGGCATGCGGGGGATTTCAATGTTCGAGTGCTGGTATTATGATGACAGTTATAGTATTCGTCATCGGTCAGATGGACCAGCAGTCCTTAGATATAAATTGTCTCTGCCCGGAGATGGTATAAGTGTATACCAGGAATGGTGGTATATGGGTAAGAAATGTTCTTCTCAGGAAGAATTTGAAAAGTTTTTTAAAATGAAAGCTTTTTGGTAAATGAAAGTAATTACACCATTTAGATA